TCGTGACCAACCATCGAAATACCCTGTGTTAATGTTCAGCGCGATATCCTCCGCTTCCATCATCAACTCTTCGCAAAGATCAGTGCGGAAAGCCATCTCGTTGATGTAGTTCACAACAACGTTGTTGTCGTGGTGATAGCCTGTTTGTCTCAGACAACTGCGGGTCATGCCATAGCATGTGTGTAAGCCTTTCTCAAAAGCGTTAAGTTCATATTGGTGCGTGTACATTGTTATGTTAGTCATTTTGTTTCCCCTGGTGTATCTCGTTAGTGAGGTACTATTATAGCGTCAACCTGGAATTGACCTAACAATACGAGTGACCGCAAAGGCTTAAACAGTCACGCACAAAAAAAGCCCCAGCCATTTCTGACCAGGGCAAGGAACCGAAAGAGGTCATCGGTTCGGGGGGAAACTACATTGTGTACTCAACATCATCGCCGCAATGCTCACAGGTTAGGTTCGACATCGGCCTGGGTACTGTCTGATCACCATACGGCTCCCAGTTAATCTCGATCTCTTCGTGAACTTCGGTCTTATCAAGACCACCGCACTTCCCGCAGTGGTACTCGTAGTGTTTTTCTTCTTTATCACCAAACACCGCGTCCCAGTTATCCCAGAACGTTTTGGCCGTTGGCCGTTGCTTGCTACCTTTTCCCATTACATGTCCTCCCAGTTGTCAGGATCGAGTGGGTCAGTGTTTGGCCCGATGTCTAAGGTCGCCCACTCGATATTGCTTAAATTGTTTGCTGCCTCAAAAATCCAACGGGCAGCCTCTACTGTGTTGACCTTCACTGTCCGATAACGGTGGCCCGCATCTGATCGCATAGCGCCGTCTTCAAACATGTTGTCGAAAGACTTCATGCGCTTCCAAAACGGTGCCTCCTTCATAGGCACCTCGAACTTGTGGCCCCGCAGGCTGCTGGTGTAGATGTCGTAGACCTCTGCCTTTGCTGCCTCACCCCCAAAGTTCACCACGTTGCCTGCGACACGGTTCTCACGCATCTCGCCGGTCTGCAAGCAGTTGTAAATCCATGCGGTGACGTTATCCAAAGCCTCTAACTTCTGATCTGTGAGCGCCTCAGTTTGCGGCACCAGGCGTAGGTTGATATTTGTCAGATCGAAGTTACGCAGGTAGTGAATCAGCGCGTTGGCCCCACCGGCCTCATACCACGCGGTCAGGCCCGCAAAGTATTCGCTGTCCTGCTGCTTGGAGTTGCCAACGTCGAACACAGCAAACCTTCTCTCATCGAGACTTGCAGGAACAACGTAGTCTTCGTTGCTGGTAAACAGGATGCGGGTGTAGTTTGGCGCGGTGTAGCTATCAACGCCCTTACGCTCAATCTGAATCTTGTCGTTGGTCAGCAGGTCTTTTAACGCGCCCTCAGAGGCTTTTGCGCCAGCCCAGTAAGCCTCATCGGCTTGCAGCAGCAGCGTGTCTTCGAGGTGCCGGTTAAAGTTGCCGGTGATATGTTCAGCGCGGCTAACGATCTTGTGGTGTGCAGCAACCAAGCCACCTAGCATCTCACCGAACTTGGTCTTGCCTGTGCCTTTACGGCCTCTAAGGACGAGCCCGACGCCAACCTTAGTCATAGGCTTCTGGATCATCTGCGCTGCCCAGGCGACAATATAATTGGCGTACACAGCGTTACCGTCAGCTATCACATCGGTGACAAAGTCCAGCCACGGCTGCACATCACCCCCTCTCGCCTCGTAACTCCACCCCCGCCACAGGTTATATCTCTGCAGCACCTGCATGTCTGGGGCAAAAGTAAGGCCAGCCGCATAGGTTCTGCGCTCTGGATGTTCAAGCCACATATCTACAAGGTTTATCAACTTGGGCTTCTCGTCGCCGGACAGCACCCTGCAGTTCATGTGTTCTTTCTTTAGATCGTCTAGCTTGTACAGCACCAGATTGTCTTTGTTCAGGTCTTCACGCATCACACGCGCCGACCCTTCAACATGTACAAATGCCCACTCTCTGAGCATCTTTGGCAGCCGCTCTTCCTTGATTTCCTCCCGCACAGCCTCAACCTCCATAGCCTTCACGCTGGCGAGGGTTACTGGCGTCTTACTACTGCTATCAAAGGTTGCGTAACGTCGCTCACACTGCCCGTCGATGTACGTCTCGCCGTCAGATGACCAGTCATCCCAGATCATCCAGCCGGTATCATCGCCATCAAAATGGTGGTGTAAGCCCATCCCCACCCTCACCCATTCGTCATGGTGACAGTTGGGATCAATCGACTCTAATAATTGACGGACGCCTTCTTCATCGACATCCATCTTAGGCCGAAACATAGATAGGTCATCTGGGTCTATCTCAGCGGCAGCCATACCCTTTCGGGCCAATTCCCAGCCGTCCTGCTGCCCCGCGAGCTCTTCAAAATAGGCAATAAATGCTTCTGCCTGATCTTTGGTGATCAGCGGCAACTCGCTGTGAGATACATCGGCAATACTCTTACCTCTCACCCACTTGTACGGCTCGTTTGTGCCAGGGTGTATGCCGTATGCCACAAACTGCTGCCCGTCAGCTAACACCTCAACGGCGTGTTTGCTGCCGACCTCATCCTCATACTCACAGGATCGAATCTTACTAAAACCACCCTCAACTCTAAAAGGTAGGATGCACTTCGGCGCTTGGCCTACTCTCGTTAGCGACCTGCCGATGTTCTCATCGACCCACTTGAGCAGCTTGTAATTCACATCTCTGTTCAAGCAGTCGATATCGACAGCCACTGTGTTGCGGCAGAGAACGCCTACACCACCATCGCGGTGACCGTTTGATAGCCACTTATCTACGTCGTCGTGAGTGGCCCTGATGTCTTGCCACCCTTTCAACATTGGGGCTTTTTTGCCCTTCATAATCGGCACAATCTCGTAGCCGTTATCGACTAGCTGATGACCGTGTTGCTGTAAAAACGCCATTGCGTCACCTCTTCACTTCACATTTTGAATTTATTTTTTTAATTGGTTTGCATGTATCGCCCAGTGGTCGCAATAAGCTGAAAAAGATAAAAGCTTCACCGACATCCAATGCGCTATGGGTGAAGCAATGCGGGTCACCTTCTCAACCGCTCGCCAGTACCAAATTCCCGCAAACAATTTTTTCTTAATTCTTTCTAGAAGTTTCATAAATCACCTCACTGCTGTCGTTAAAATCAGCAACGATGTCAGGACACATTCTTTTCCACGACACCTCACCACCTGTCATCAACTCCATTTGCAACGCCCTGTGCGCTGGCACGACGCCAGACTGACGCCATTTACTTAGCGCCTGCTTAGTAACGTCCAGGCGTCGCGCCAGGGCGTTGCAGTTTTTTAGCCGTGCAAAAACCACGACATCATCAATCGCAGCCTTCACTTCATCAGCGAATTCGCTCACAAAAATCATATTTATTGCCTCTTATTGAAAATGTTTGTCGATCTTAGGTTGACAGCATGGTAACTAAAAATTAATCTGTCAACCACAGATACAAATTGTTAGTAATTAAATTGCTCAAAGAGGTTTAAAGTGATGAAACATGCATTATTAGGTGCAAGTAAGGCCCACCGTTGGATGACCTGCCCTGGCTCGATTAGCCTGGAGTCAACATTTCCAGAGCAAGAATCGTTCTACGCTGCCGAAGGCACTGCCGCACACGCTCTCGCTGAAGAGTGTCTACTCAAACAAAAACCACCAGAACATTTCATCGGCGTCGAGTTTGAAGGCTTCATAGTTGATGAGGTGATGGCGTCGCACGTCGCTACATATGTGGACTTCTGCAACAGCCAAGACAGCGATGAGTCACACGTCGAGTTGCGCGTTAATTACAGTGAGTGGGCTGCAGGCGGTTTCGGAACCGCTGACTTTGTAGTTCTGCATGACGGGGTACTGCACGTCATCGATCTCAAATACGGGCAAGGCTTAAAGGTGAACGCCAACCGCAACGAGCAACTGATGCTCTACGGACTAGGCGCGGCTTACGAATTTATCGACAAGGTAGACACCGTGAGCATGACCATAGTTCAACCACGGCTAGACCACATCGACACATACTCTATGCGGGCCAAAGATTTGTTTACTTGGGCCAACGATGTAGTGAAGCCAGCAGCGCGAAGAACCATGTCTCCAGAGCCAGAGTTCCACCCCAGCAAAAAGGCGTGTCACTTTTGCAAGGCCAAGCCAACTTGCAGAGCGTTAGCTGAACACAACTACTCTCTAACGCTAAGTAGTTTCGACAACCTCGAAGAACCGCTGCTTGTGCAAGTGCCTCACACCTTAAATGTTGAAGAGATTTCTAACCTGCTACCAAAAATGGATGCGCTTATCGGTTGGGCGCAAGGCGTACAGAAACACGCGCACAAGCTGCTAACAGATGGCGGCATTTTGCCCAACTTTAAATTGGTAGCAGGAAGAGGTCAGCGCAAATGGGTAGACGCTGACATAGCGGAAGAATCACTTATCAAGATGCTAGGCGATGAAGCCTACACATCAAAACTAATTTCACCGACCCAAGCTGAGAAGGCGCTTGGTAAGGCGAAGTATGGAGAGATCGTCGATCTCATCCACAAACCCGAAGGCCGACCACAGCTTGCACCGGATACTGATCCACGTCCGGCAGTTAAGCCAGAAGCGGCTGATTTTTTTACTGATATAACTGAATAGGAAAAGTCCTAATGACTACAATCACACTTAAAAATGTACGTTTATCATTTCCACAAATCTGGACTCCCAAGGCATATATGGAAGGCCAGACAGCAAAGTATTCTGCCAACCTGTTGCTTGATAAAGAGGGCGACAAAGAGCAGATAGATATGCTCAAAAAAGCTATCAAGCAAGCCGCAACGGTTAGCTTCAATGGCGAGATACCAAAAGGCTTAAAAAGCTTCTTGGGCGACGGCAATGAAAAAGCATACGACGGCTATGAGAACGCAATGTTTGTTAGCTGCTCCACGCGCCAGCGCCCCACCACGATAGATCGGGATCGTACCCCCTTGGTCGAAGAAGACGAGAAGCTTTATGCAGGTTGCTACGTTAACGCTGCGATTTCGATCTGGGTACAAAACAACCAGTTCGGCAAGCGCGTCAACTCTAACCTTCTGGCCCTTCAGTTTGTTAAGGACGGCGAGTCTTTCGGCGGCGGCGGTGTCAAAGTCAACGACGTGTTCGATGACATTTCATCAGAGCAGGCTGCAGATGCAGCGGAAGATGACTTTTTAAGCTGAGTGGCTTGATCGGGGCTGCGTGTCAGCCCCTTTTTATTTACAGGTGATATATGAAGGCGACACTGAGTTACCCATACATTGGTGAGCGATACCCAGAACTATCAGGAACAGATGTCGTGATTAAAGACATAGCTGAACGCTCGGATATCCCCTACTCCCTGCTTAAAAACAGAATGGGTATGAAAAAGAAACGCGCTGGTTCTATCCGATCTGTATACATCGAAGACTCAGACCTCGAACCCAAAAAGCGCAATAAGCGCCTAAAAAAACAGCGTCTAAGATACCAAGACGATGACAACGCGCTCTCCACGGAGTGGTTGAAGAGACCGATAATATGAATATCTCATTAGATTTTGAGACATACAGCGAGTGCGACATATTTAAGGCAGGCGCTTACGCCTATGCCGATCACGAAACAACAAAAGTCCTTTGCATGGCCTACGCCATCGATGAGGGGCAACCAAGACTGTGGACGCCAGAAATGCCACCGCCAACTGATCTGTTTAATTTGATCACTGGCGGCGCAACGCTGTGGGCGTGGAACAGCTTTTTTGAAATGAGCATTTGGAGCCAGGTTCTGGGGTGGCCCGAAGTGCCTATAAGCCAGTGGCGAGATACCGCTGCCCTTGCAGCCGCACAGGCTTACCCCCGTGCATTGGGAAAATGTGGTGAGGCGCTAGGTCTTACTGGTGATGCTGCAAAGTCTAAGCGCGGCAAGCTGCTTATCCAGAGGCTGTGCAAGCCTTATCGCGGTGAGCGCAGGAAAGACCCAGAACTATTTAAAGAATTATGCGACTACTGCCTGCAAGATGTTGTAGCCGAGCGTGAAATACGAAATAAACTCAGACCACTGCGTGGTATTGAAGAACAAGTGTGGATCGTGGATCAGTTAATTAACTGGCGCGGCGTAAGACTTGACCGCGACTCCATATTTAACGCGCTGGACATCATCGACAAACACTCACTTGTGCTAAACGCACAGGTTAAAAATATAACTAATAACCAGATGGATTCGACAGGATCACGCGCCAAGTCTATGACTTGGATTGAGCAGCAGGGTTATACAATAAAAAGTTACGACAAGGCCGCTATTGCAAACGCGATGGCTGACGAATCCTGCCCCGAAAACGTCAAGAAATTTCTTGAAATAAGGCAGGCACTATCGCGCTCCAGCACCAAAAAATACGAATCGATGAAGACACTTCTGGGCCGTGATGGCCGCGCACACGGAGTGTTGATGTATCACGGCGCAGCAACTGGGCGCTGGTCAGGCAGAGGCTTTCAGCCGCAAAACTTACCGCGTCCCACCATAGACGATGTTGATGCGGTTATTGAGCAAATGACTCTGCGGGAACCCAGTGAGATCGATGGCGAGCCTATGGAGTCTTTAGCCAGTTGTCTGCGCGGAATGTTAATCGCGTCTGAAGGTCACAGGCTAATCGTGTCCGACTACTCATCGATTGAAGCGCGTGTTCTTTCATGGCTTGCCGACCACGAAGATGCGCTCGACATTTTCAGAGATAACAAAGACATCTATAAATTTACAGCCGCAGAGATGTACGGAATAGCGTACAGCGATGTTGATTACGACCAGCGGTTTGTCGGCAAAGTGGCGACCCTGGCCCTGGGATACCAAGGGGGTGTCAGAGCGTTCCAAAAAATGTCAGAGGCTTACGGAACTGAGGTTAGTGAAGAACAGGCGTTGCGAATTCGTAACGACTGGCGCGACGCCAACGACCCAATTGTCAAATTGTGGCTTGGGGTTGAGAAACAAGCCCGCAACGCTGTCAGTTACGATGGTGAATACCACTGTGCCAAAGGTGTCTTTAGAATGGTCAAAGGCGACCTTCTCTTTAAGCTGCCGAGTGGACGCCTCCTTTCATTCCCAGAAGCCAAACTGCAAAAAGGTGATCGCGGTATGGATTTGGTCTACAGCGGAATGAATAACCACACGCATAAATGGGGCCAGATAAAAGCATATGGCGGCTCCCTGGTTCAAAGCATCACTCAGGCCGTGGCCCGTGACATATTAGCTGAAGCCATTTTGCGATTAGAGGCCAAAGGTTACCCAATAGTTCTGCACGTCCACGATGAGATTGTGGCCGACGTTGCTGACCCCGTAGGAACACTGTCCGAATTTGAAGCTGAGATGTGTCGATTACCACGGTGGGCCAAAGGGCTTCCCGTGACAGCGGAAGGCTACGAAAGCCAACGGTATCGCAAGTGAGAGAGTCTTACATTGAAACAAAGGTCACTCAGGCCGCAAAGGCTAATGGCTGGCTGGCCTATAAGTGGGTATCACCCTCCCAGCGCGGAGTGCCAGACCGTCTTTACTTTAAAAAAGGCAACCTGGTGATCGTTGAGTTTAAAGCGCCAGGTAAAAAGCCCACGCCTTACCAGCAAGCAATCCATCGCAGATTGGCCGCTGTCGGCTGGGAAGTTCATATCGTCGATGACATCGACAAGGGCAAGGCGCTGCTATGCTAACGAGAGATAACCTACACGCCTATCAAGAAAAGGCCGTCGAGTTTGTTTTATGTAATCCGAAGGCTGCACTCTGGATTGACATGGGTTTAGGAAAAACCGTGTCCACCCTCACAGCTTTATCTGAGCTCAAGCGTGATAAGAAAATAACAAAGACGCTAGTCATCGCTCCGCTGCGCGTTGCCACGCACACATGGCCGACTGAGATTGCCACCTGGTCGCATATCGGCATGCGATATACCGTCCTAGCAGGACTCACAGCATCAAAACGTCTTAACGCTTTGGACGATGACACAGACCTGCACATAATCAACCGTGAGAACATTCCGTGGCTCGTCGATCAACTGGGCCAGTCGTGGCCCTATGACTGCGTCGTGATCGATGAGAGCAGCAGCTTTAAGTCGCACACATCTAAGCGATGGAAGGCGCTGCGGAAAGTTCTAGGCAAGGTCAAAAGAATGGTGCAGCTAACAGGCACACCGGCACCCAACGCGCTGCTAGAACTATGGCCGCAACTGTACCTGCTCGACCAGGGGCGGCGCCTGGAGAAGACCAGGGGCAAGTTTCTAACAAAATATTGCACTCTGGTGGGCAACCCCCAGTGGAACCAATGGGCTGTCAAACCTGATCGAGCAGACGCCATCCACAGCGCAGTTGCTGACGTTGTTTTACGGATGAATGCCGATGACTATCTCGACTTGCCGGAGCGCATAGATATCAATGTTCCTGTTGTCCTGCCGCCAAAGGCCCGCAAAGCTTATGAGGATATGAAACGTGATTTTCTTGTCGCGTATGATGGCGGTGAAATTCTTTCTGTTAACGCTGCAGTGCAGTGCAACAAGCTGTTGCAGATATGCAACGGCAACCTATATACAGAAGATGGGGACTTTATTAACATACATGCTGCAAAGTTAGATGCGCTTATCGACATCGTCGAAAACGCTAACGAGCCGCTCCTAATCGCTTATTCTTATAAAAGCGACCTTTCAAAAATAAGAGGCGCAATCCCTGACGCTGTCGTTTTAGACAAAGACCCCAGCGTTATCGATA